TTACCCATGATTGACAATCTTATCTGCATAGTTATCAACTACTGTTTTTTGCATGCCCAAAGTAACATGCGCATAATTTGTAAGCACGGTTTTTACACTATTTCCCATAATTTCCGAGACCAGTTTCGGGGAAGCGTTTTCGCTTAATAAGTTATTTGTGGCAAATGAATGCCGGCATCCATACAAGGAGATATCTGGCAGCAGCATGTCATTCTCAGAATTATACTGGCGCAGCAGCTTTTTAAAAGCGTGAGAGTATGTATCTGGTATGATAGGATTCCCGAGCTCTGAAACAAATAAAAAATTATTATCAGCAAATTCCGGATATTTCAAGCGCATTTCTTTTTTCCATAAGATGTGCCGGTCAATTGCTTTGCATAACGATCTTGGCAGTGGTAAGGGCCGGTGCGAGTCTGCTGTTTTCATATCTGATAGTACCCCATACCTATCATACCCGAGTGTCATAGTTAATAGTTGTTCTTTGGGGGCGTAGTCATTTTCCGACAGTCCACATACTTCTCCAGGGCGCGGCCCTAGAAAAATCGATATACAAAGCATCGGATAGTAATGTGACTTTTTTACCTCGTCCCAAGCCAAGAAAAGCCCTATGTGCTCGTCCGTCCATGTCGGCTTCTTTTTGATTTCTACTTTTGAGCGCTTTATCCCAATCATAGGAGTAGACGGTATCGCTTTAAGCACTTCCACGCAGAACCGGAATAAAAGTGAAAGGATATTAATTATTTTGTTTACCGTTTCAGGGGAATAATCCTTGTTCATGGCATTTATAAATTTCTGTATATGTATCGCTTGTATGGCTACGACACGCTCAGGGGCAAATACAGGCTCAATGAAATGGTGATAGTAATATTTGTATACCTGATAGGTACTGTTGGCGTATTGAGAGTGTATCGCGTCAATCCAGACATCGTATGCCTTTCCCAAGGTTATATTTTTGTATTCCTTGTGAGGAACGACGCCGGCTGCGATCTGGTTTATAATTTTATCTTCATCACCGACAGCTAGTTTTCTCTTTTCGCGCAAGGGACCAACTATCGATTTTTTCTGTTGCGGGTCCCATACCGAAGCAAAATACTTCTTAATTGTCTTTCCGGTTTTCTTCTGAACATAAGTTTTTTCCTGTATCGACATAACATCCTCCTTAAAAAAAGGGTATAAAAAATACACCCTCTTACTTGCATGGATGTACCCGAATGTGGTATAGTTATCTTGCTTGGAGATAACTATAATGGGTACATCCTGTTAATAGTTGCTTGTCAAACCGCCCTTGTTAGCGCAGGGGCGGTTTTATTTATGCCAAATGCAATGCATAAGAACTGCCTTTCTTTACTCTAAGTATTCTATTTTCCTTTTCTAAATTTCTAATAACACGTTGAACATTTGATTTATCAATATCATATAATTGAATATAAATATCTTTTTGCAGAATCCCATCATTCTTTGAAATAACATTGATAATGTTAGGTATAACAACATCGCGGGCAAACAAAGTTTCATTTAATAAATTTTCCATAGTACTCAGATACGAAAAGCAACTGTTTTTTGAGTTATGCAAATATTCCCACATGTCTTGAAAATAGATTGTTCCGCCGCGTCCTTTTGAATAGCAGAAGCTCTTTGCCTTATTAAAGGTTTCGATAGCGGTATTTAACTTATCAACTCTTTCGGAGAGGTTATTTGTTTTGCAGGCATCTTGGTGTAATGTGGTAAATGTTCTTTCAAACGCACCTAAAGACTGTGCGTATTTTGTAATAAAATTAAAAGATAAGTCCTCCTCGTAAGTGGTTCTGTGGAATTTGGGGTTTTGCGATTCTTTTATGCGCTCCAGTTCCCGATTATGCCCAACTTGCATTAGATAGGATATCTCTTTATCGGCTATCTTTTTCCCATCGGAACGTTGAATAGTATTATTTTGTTCTGTATAGGTTATCAATAGTGATTCTTCGATATTTTTTTTCGATGTTGTTAAGACTTTTAAGTTCTTTTTTCTAGTTTCAACCTTTAAGATGTTAAAAATGTCTTTTAACGCCATAGAGCTATTCCCCTTTCTCATTTTGTTTTTTATTTATACCAATTCCAACACGCCTAATGACGGTTCGAAATAGATAACATAATTGTCTATAATAGTACGCACACCGTATTTGCATCTATAATAACAAAGGGCCTCGGATAAAAATCCTTCAGTTACATCTAGGAACTCTGCCATATCATTGATAGAGTAACAACCTCTTTTGTAAGAATTTATTATACCATATAGGCCTATCATTTTATTATAAGACAGCATACGTCCTTTTAATTCTTGCTTACGCGCATCTATATTTTTAGTGTCAATAATGTTGCCAGATGCAGTATAGTGGTGACCGAGTTCTTCAGCTAGAACGCATGCTTTTTCTGTTTGTAACAATGTTTTGTCCAAGGCCACGGTTCCATCACAATATAAGCCTTTTATCCTCTCGCTTTTAAAACTGTAGTCAATAATATGTACTTTATTGTTAAATGCCTCATCCTCTAATTCTTCCAGTTTCGTCATAAATCCCCCAATATGTGTTACTTACGTTTATTCTTTACAAATTCAGCAAATTGTTTGATTTCCTCAAGTTCTTCTTCTGTATACTCGTCTCCATCGAAATGGGCAGCCAAGGTTTGCGGCTCATCATTTATGCCCAATAAATCATCTGCTGAAACATTAAGCAAATCAGCAATTTTTTTTATTGTAGGTACGTTGGGTTCTCGATTTCCGCTTTCGTATAAAGAGTACGTGGATTTCGCAACTCCAATACCTTCAGCCACTTCTTTTTGTGACATGTTTCTTCGCTCTCTAGCGGCTTTTAAATTTTCGTTGAAGCTGTCTCCCATAGTGAACTCCTCCTAATATCTATGATTATATGCAACATGTGCAAACCTGTCAATAAAAAAGTTTGCAAAATGAAAAGAAATGTATTGACAAGTTTGCGTAAAGCAATTATAGTATAAACATAGTTTGCGATATGCAAACAAAGAAAGGAGGAATTGAATTGTTTAGAAACTTAGAGGCAGAGCAGGCAAGGTTTTCATATTCAAATTCAGATATGGCAGAGAAATTGGGGATATCACGAGTTTCTTACGAAAATAAGAAAAAAAGTGGAAAATTTACGACTTTTGAAATCAAGGCACTCTGCAAATTATTCAAATGTAAATTTGATTATCTCTTTGCAATTGATAAGAAAGGTGGTGAGTAGGTTGGAAAAGAACACAATTACAGAAATAGACGAAACAATATCTGTTATTTGCAAGAGGATACAGGACAATGCATGTGAAAACGAAGCATACGCAGAAACAGTAAAGGCCCTTGCTGCACTGGTAGGAGCAAGAGCCATACTGAATTAAGTTTCCTTTGTTACCTGAATGTATAATATGTCTTTTGTAGGTACGGTTACATTGGTATTATCAGAAAACAAATGTAAGTCATAACCTGTAGGAAAGAGATGTTTGAGTATATCATCTCCTTTAACAGCAATGATAGTAGAGCGGATATATCGAATTTCCGTTATTTGCTTGAATTCAATAGCATGACCGTCTGTATAAAAAAATTTGACATTGTACATAAGATTCCCCTTTCATTCGTACTCGGTGCTGCAACACCTGTACTTAAAGTATAAGAGGGATATCAGCAAAAATCAATAAAAACAAGGAAGGAGTGTGAACTAAAGTGATGATAGAGGAACGACTCGAACAACTCGAGGAAAAAGTTACTTCTCTCACTCAGGAAGTAAATGACCTAAGAAGTCGGGACAAAGAAGTATGGGCCTCTCCGAGTGAGGTCGCTACTAGGCTCCACTGTAGCTATAACAACGTGATCATAAAGCTGCGTAGCGGTGAGATATACGGAGACAAGTCCACTGGAAAGTGGGTGGTACCTATGTCGCAATTTCATCGCCCCATAATAAAGAACGAAAAATCCCAAGATGTTGTGAATAGGTCTTTAAGGGAAGTCGTATTTGGGAAGGAGGTGTAAGGCGTGGATATGAACCAGGTAACAATTCAGGACTGCATTGACATGCAGGAGTACAAAAACAAGTCGGTTATTATCAACGACGGAAAGGTAATCGGATTTGAAAAGGAATAATAAGTGGGAACTAATCGCCTTAATAGTATTGATACTTACCGCTTTCTACATAACAGTGATTTTTCCGCTTTCTACATAACAGTGATTTTTCCGCTATTAGTCATTTATGTCTCGGATAATCCGATAGTAGCCCGCGCAGAGGACAACCCATACGGAACGCCTTTTAAAATCGAGAGTACAGCCTATTGCTATGGCGAGATCACCGCAAGCGGGCAAGCAGTACGTGAGGGCATTGCGGCAGGTCGTAAAGAATGGATGGGCTTAACAGCTATCTTATATACGGACGATAACGGCAAGGTAGGGGACATAATCGGTATCTATGAGATTCTGGACACTGGTGGGGATGAGAGGATTAAGAACGGTACATGCATTGATATCTATATGCTGGATTATGATGATTGCCGCGAGTGGGGCAGGAAAAATGTGTGGATTCAGATAGTGGACGCGAAAGGATAGGAGGAAGGAAAAAAGGATGTGCCAGTTTAAATCAGGAATCATATTAAAAACAAGATGTGTAGTGGCAGAAGGAGAAAATGACAGTCACTCGGACCTACTGGAAAAATTGAATATTGAAGATAGTAGCATGAATGCTATGACAAAATTTGTACGGGTTGAGTTACTTCCGCCCAGAGATGAATGGTGGACGGACCCCGACACATGGCAAATTAATGTAGATCAGGATATCACGCCGGATTGGTTCGACGAGGACCAAGAGAAATATTTTATCGAGTTCCGAGCGGCGGTGAAAGAGTGGTGGAAAGAGCATGTGCTTGTTGATAAGAAAATCGAGGAGTTAACCGGAGGGTATTACAGATTAAAACGCTGCGAAGTTAAAAAGCTATTAAATGATGTGCGCGTAATGTGCGACAGCTCCACGGTCAGCGAAATGTACGGCAGCTCCACGGTCAGCAGAATGTGCGGCAGCTCCACGGTCAGCGAAATGTACGGCAGCTCCACGGTCAGCAGAATGTGCGGCAGCTCCACGGTCAGCGAAATGTACGGCAGCTCCACGGTCAGCAGA